TCCACCACCGCCAGCGCATCCAGACGCCCAAACCGTCGTGACACCGTCTGGGCAAGTCCAACTGCCGTTTGCGGTAAAGCGAACGATCGATTTCATCCGGATCATTTCCGCCCGCAGAAACTCGGCGTTTATGATCTGCTTGGACGCATCGCCCAGCGCTGGTGTGGGAGTGGTCGGAATCCCGATAAGCGCCGGGCTATCGACGCGAGCCAGTTGCATCATGGAACAGCGATTTACTGCCCAATACGAGGTCCCGCTGGACGCCAGTTCGATCATCTCAAATGGCCCGAGCACCAACGTCAGACCGCTTACGCCCGTGAGGATATTTCCAGACGGAACGGTCAGCGTGATAGATGCATTCCCTGCGTTGTTTCGGAACAGGAACGTGGTGCCATCTGGCAGGCTGGCCGCCGCTGGGAGCGCGACAACGGCGTTGGGCGAGGTGATGTTGAACCAACACCCGTTTTGCGCTGCGCTAACCGAATAGGTGGCAGCCGACACCCCAACACCGACCCCGATAAACTTCCGGGCCCAATTGCGTACAAAATCTTGCGTTGTCAGCTGATTGCCGGCTGTATTCGTTTCCGGCGTAGGGCCTTTCGGTGTGCCTTTGAAGACAGGCGAGTCCGCCGTTAACAGCTCGGTGAACACCGGCCCGTTACCCCCCACTGCAGCGGATGCCGTCCAGGTTTTGCCGTTGGAGTAATCGGTGAAAATACCGCTGTAGCCGTTGGAGTTATCCCGACGACCCGTAATGCACCACATGCCATAGCCCGGCGACCCACCACCCGAATCCAGCGGGACCGTTACACCATTGGCCTTGCTCGCGCCGACGTTGATATAGCCGCTCCAGCCGCCCGGCTTGGCCCAATCGCTGTTTGACGTCAACACCTGCGCCACAGGCGCGAGCGTGCCGATGTTGCAGGTGCCGAGGACGTTCCACAGCGCCGCCATCGTGGCGATTCTGTTACTGATATCGACCACCGAAGGCGTGGGCGCGGTGGGTGTTCCGGTCAGCGCTGGCGAATCTGTCGGGGTAAACTCGCGCCAAGTGGTCCAGCCACCGGCCGCCTGCGTGCGCCAAAACAGACTTGGGTAGCCGCCCGTCCCTGCCAAAGCCGCAAAAATCTGCAGTGCGCCACCGTTGTTGTAACGCGCGCAAATCAGGGTCGCATTGGCAGCCACCGGGATGTTTAAGCCGGTTGAAGCCATGCGAAACATCCCGCTTAACGGGACGTCGTTTGCATCCTGCACGAGCGGTGCAGAATCAGTTCCAATGCCAAACAGCGCCAGCAAGCCATGAGTGAAGCCGGTCGTTGAAATTCTAGGGCCGTTGTCGGTCAGTGCAGGGGTTGGAGCCCTTGGATCACCGGTAAACACCGGGCTGGCAATGGAAGCCCTCAACGCCAGGGCGTTCATCATCGTGGTCGAGAAATTGGCATCATTGCCCAGCGCGGCCGCAATCTCGTTTATCTGGTTCAGCGTCTCCGGCGCAGCCCCCACGAGGAGCGTAAACAGCTGCTGAACAAACGCGGTTGTAGCCAGCTGCTCGTTATTGGTCGACGGGGGTGCAGTGGGTGCTTTTGGCGTGCCGGTCAGCACCGGGCTCGCCAGATTCGCCTTGGCCGCCAGCGCGCTGTCGACCTGCGTTTTGGTGTAGACATCCGTCAAGCCATAGCCTGCAGCGGTCGTCGGGTTGCTGGCCGCCACCACACGACCGTATTTGTCGACGGTGACACTGCGATACGTGCCCGCCTCCACGCCCGTGCGGCCCCAGGCCATCTCAAAGGCCAACGGGGTGACACCCAGCGAGATCGTTCCGTCCGTGACCAACTGCCAGCCGCTGTCACCGTTGAGCGTACCCTGCTCGACATGCACCAGCAGGCCGGGCGTTACACGCGGGTCAGTGTCCGCGTCAGGAGCCCGAGCCCAAGCGCCCGCCGCCGTCACCCAAATACCGTTTTCACGGGCGGCCGTCTGCTTGATGACCAGCACACGACGGCCCACTGGCACCGTTACCCCATCAATGGTCGGCAGGCCGCTCAACGCGATGTTGGCCGTGGTGGCCACCAGAACGGAATGTTTGAAGTCCTGCCGCGCCAGTTCGCTGGTCACAAACTCGCGAGTGGCCAGCACCACGCTGGGGTCAATTTTCAGCTCGACGCTGGCCGAGTTGCTCACGATCAGGTTCATCCGCACGACCTGCGTGCGGCCCGAACCCTGCGCCAGCAATGGCTTGAACGACGGCGCGCAGTTTGCAACGGCCACAAGATCGCCATCCGAATCGTACAGGCCTATCTCGCGAATCCATTTGCCACCGACCTCGGCCGGGATGACCTGCTCAGCGATGATGATCGCCGGGTTGGCAGGGTCTTGCGTAAGCTGATTCAGGGGTGCTCGACGCCACTCATTGATCAGCGTTTTTTGTGTGGCATCCGGCTTCGGATCGGTTTCGTTGGCGTCCCCGACACCCATCTGGGTAATCTTCCAGCCGATGCCCAAGGCGTCGGCATTGGCTTGTTTGGCGACGCCGATATTGGTCAGGATGGCGTAAAACTGAGAGTTTTGATCGATCATGAATACACATCCAGGGTGTCGATAGTTTCTTCACGTCCGCCACGGCCGATCACACCCGAGACGATAATGTCTCGCTGTTGCGGTGGGTAAACGTCGATGATGTCGCCCTCTTGCACAGAGGCGCTCAGGTAGGTGCTGCCAGTGGTTTCAAGGCTGATGGCAAGGCCGATCAGATGACGGGAGACCGGCTTGGCGTCATCGATCAGCGCCGTCAGCTCTTCATACATCTGTTCCGTGATGCCGGTGTCCAGCACGCCTACTTTCAGCTGGAACGTGCCGGGCTCGCCCAGCGGATTGAGCTGCCACCACTCCACGATGTCGATCAGATAGCCCAAAGGCTCGACCACCCGACGCAACGCGCCGATGGTGCCCTTGTGTGCGTGGACATAGAACGAAGCCTTGACGGCATTACGCTTGACCGGCTCCGACCATTTCTCGTCCCAGCGGTCGACGGACCATGAGGAGGCCAGGTGCGGCAGCAACTCCACCGGACAGGTGTCCGGGTTGTAAAGTGTGCGCAGGGGCACGGGCGTGGCATCGACTATCGCAGCCTCAATGGCACGCTCAAGCTGCGTACTGTTGTTGGGTAATAGACTTTTCATGTCAGTCACCCTTGACCAGCGTGAAGCCCTTGCAATAGGCGGCCTGTGACTTGCTGGGAAGAATGTCGAGCCAGTCGGCCAGGTCCACGCGACGAACGCCTGCGATGTGCAGCTGGGCGTCGATAGCCGAGCGTGCCACTTCAACACCCAAACGACGCCGAGGATTGATCCAGGCCTTCAAGCGCGCTTCGCACTGCGCCAGAATGGTCTCGTTCTCCGAGCCAGTACCCACCATATGCACCACCGCGTTGATGGTGTAAGGCAGGATTTCAGCGCTCTGCACAATCAACCGATCACCCAGCGGACGAATGTTCTCGTCACTCAGGTAGTCGCGCACCTCGTCAAGCAATGACTGGGAGGCGATGCCGGTTTCACTCAAAGCCAGCACCGTGACGACCACCGTAGAGGGTGACGGGCTTTCGGCCGTGGCATCAGCAACCAGTCCCGACGAGTTCCGAGCATGCAGGATGTAACTGTTACGCGGCCCGGCAGTAGTCAGCCCCTCATAGACCAACTGAATACGCTCGCGTAGCGCGTCGTCCTCTTCCTTCACCTCAGCCGTTGGGGGAAAGGTCGTCAGGTCTTCGGCCTGGATCACCAGGCGCTTAAGGTTGACGTTGAACGCCAGCTGATCCAGGTCAGATTTACGGGCGTAAGCCAGCAGCAACGCTTTGCAACCATCGTTGACACGGGCCCGATTGCCGAGCTTGTTGTAAGCACCCAGTTCAATCAGTTTCGTGACGGGATCGCTCTCAAGCGCAGCAGTCCAGTTGTTACCCATCCAGCCCCGGAAAATGCCCAGAGCTTCCTCATACGTGGTTTCAACGTCCAACGGTTCCAGCACTTGCGGCGCAGGCAGCGCCGACAGATCCACCGCACTCATGTTGTGACCTCCAAAGTGAAGCTATCGCCCTGATATGTGCCTTTCAAAGCGAACGTGACCTGCCCGTCAATCACCGAGATAGCCCTCACGGATTCGAGCTTTACCCGTGGTTCCCAACGCCCGATGGCGCGGCTGACCTCGGCTTGCACCGCGCTGCGCCAACCGGCCGTCACCGGCAAATCAACGAACCGGGCCAGCTTGCTGCCGTACTCCGGGCGGATTCTGCGACTGCCCTCTGGCGTGGTCAGAATGTCCGCAATGGACTGGCGCAGGTGATCGAGGCCCGACAAGGGCAAGCCCGTCTCGCGGTCCATTCCGATCATCGTGATTACTCCAGTGGCTCAAACTCTTCATGCGCGTTCAGGTAGGCCAGCGCCGCGGCATCGGAGGAATCCACCGAGGCAACGCCCTGTGCGACGTCGACCAGGCTGCCGTTGGGCAGCACCAACGTTCGGGAAGTGAATACCGTGTCCCGGAAGCCGATCTGTGCAGGTTCCGGTGCAGGCGACGACGCAGGCGGAGCGACGGTGATAACGAGATCCGTGGACGCGGTCTCCGTTTTGGTTTTGCTCATGCTTTTCTCCAGACGCAAAAAACCCGCATAGCGCGGGGATGTTCAAACGATGGGATCAATGCTTGTGGTGATTGCTGTTGCCCAGGGTGTCGAGGATCGTCCCCATACCTGTTACGTTGCCGGTGACCAGCAGCGCTCCGTCGATTTTCACGTTGCCCGTGAGGTTGATCGAGGCCGATTGAACGGTCGCGGAATCATCCGTCACGACCACCGTTGAAGCGCCCACCTTCACGGTAACGGTGCCCGTCGGCAGGTTGACGGTGTAGCTCTTGGCCTGCCAGTCGTAAACCAATGAACCGCCATCGTCGAAACGCCAGACTTCGACGTGGTCTCGGTTATCGGGCGGCGCGCCTGCATTGCCATAGAGTCCGGGAATAAATGTGCCTTGTGCAGGATCGCCGCTTGGACTCAGTACCGCTCCCTGCTCGCCAAGCGTTGGTGCGCGCCAGTGCCTGGCTTTTCCGGCAGCCAAGCTATGCCAACGAATCCACGCGCTGACCCAATCGCCATCTGAAACACGGCACATCGGCGGGGAAGATGTCAGATCAACCGCCACCACATAGACGTTCATGATCAGAGCCGCAATCATTCGGTCATGCGCTGCGCTCGCGTAGCTCATTCAGCTCCTCCGCAGATCGATAGAACGCTTCATTGCCAGGCCCGATGTCAGGGCTGAAACCCCAGACCAAGCTGCCAGGCGGCTGATCGGGCCACGGCCACTCCTCGTCACCCAGATAGATGCCCTGCGTCCACTCGATCAGCCAGACCGCGTACCCATCCAGTTCGGGACGGGACCAGTCCTGAGCGGCCCGGACAAACTCAGCTTCGTTGACAGGTAGGCCCCACGTCTGTCCGCGCAACAACACCGCCAGTTGGGTCGCGGCAAATGCCGCTTGCTTCTGGCACTCCTCACGCTCTGAACCGACAATGACACGGGCTTCGAACCGTGCCATGAATGCGGACTCGCCGGTGCCTTGATCAATACCGGGCTCAAACTCCGATACTTCCAACAGCACTGCTGGCACGGCTATTTGTTGCAGCATGTCGGGCATGGTGCCGACATACTCCAGCCCGCCAATTGCGTCGCGGATATGGTGCTCAATCGCTGCATAGAGCTGATCAAGGCTGAAAGCTTCGTCAGACACGGCCTGTTCCTCTCAGATACTTCTGCAGTTCGAAGTTGAATTCCTGCTTGAGGATCTCAATCAAACGCGCGTCGGCACGTTTGACCCACTCATCAAAATGCGGCCGCGCCCCTTCGAGCGAGACCTTGGCCTTGGCGAGTGGGAAGCGGCTGCCATTCTCTTCAATGAAACCCGACCGGCGTTTTCCCTGACGAGTTTGCTCGTAATCGCTTGCATCAAAATGCTTGCTCGCCGTGCGGATCCATATGTCGGGACTACCGCCATACACCGTCTTTAAAAAAGCACCTTGATACCGGCGACCCGCGACCGTTACACCGGCACGGCTCTGCCGAGCCCGGCCGATTCGGCTGGCCGACATCGCGTCTAAACCCATCCAGAGTTTCCCGCGCATCGCACCAGCAGTGACCGGGTAAGCACGCAGACGCTGACGCACTGCGGTCACAGCGATGCGCTCTTGCCGGCCGATGGCCCTGGCGATATGCGTACGCAACCAACGAAGAGTCTTGTTGATGGCACGCCGCTGGGCCGCTGCCGCCGCTTTGGGAACCGCTGCCGCAAAGGCCTTGAAGGCATCAAGATCCCCCGCAGAAGGCTGCAGGGTGATCATGCCGTCCTTGGCCGACTGCTTGTAGAAACTGCCTATGCTCATCGCTTTAGCCTCAGGATAAGGGACATCCAGCCTGTACCGTCTGGCTCCAGGCCGACTAGGTCATACCGACCGCCACCGTCCTGCTCAGGCAGGTCGATGGAGACGATCTGACCAATCGCAACCGCAGTAGCGTCATGAACGCGTATCGTGAAGTGCGGTTCCCTGATGCCGGTGTTGATGCGTCCGAGCTTGGGTTGCAGCCACGGGATTGAAAGAAACCCCGCGATATCGCGTCCGTCGACGGTTGCGATATCGCCCAGAGATTCAAGGATCTGGGCGTCCATGTCCTCAGCCAGTTCTCGAAAGCTCATGATCATTCACCGTCGGTGGCGTCATCAGTATCGCCAGGGCTTACTGCCTGGGACTGGATAGCCTCTTGCGCCCGAGGGTCCGTGCTCATGGCGATACGCCCTTCTGCAACCAGCGCCTCCTCCATCTCTTTGCTGGCCGGGGTGTATGGGCTGCCTCTGAGGATGACGTTGCGCCCCTCCTGAATGCATCCATCCACCACGATATAGCCGGGCTTCTTGGCCATCTCACACCACCTTGGCGTAGATGAATGCGTCCGGCTCCAGCAAACCAGCGAGTGCCGCGCTCTGAAGCTTCAACCAGCGAGCGCTCGGCTCTTGGGTTGTCCAGCTCTTGGGGAAGCGTGCCGCTTCGACCAGCCCGCTCTCGATGGCTTCTAGGTCCTGAATCGCACCGTAAAGCATCGCGTTACGCGTGGACGTCGCGCCCAGGATCAGGCCGCCCGCTGGAATCATGGGCTGCTCATCACCTTCGTCATCCAGATACCACTCGTCATAACCGTAAAGGTCGACGCCCGGATCGTTCAGGTAGCCGAGGTACGTGACGCCGTCCGGCAACTCTTCCGGCTTGATCAGGCCCATGTCCACACGGCGGGTGTTCAGTTGCTTGATGACCGTCAGATTGGACTGGAATGCATCAAGCGCCTCACCACTGAGCGCAGCGGTATTGGCAGTGCGCCCGGAGTCTTTGGCAATCTTGCGTTTCCAGGTACGCAGGTTGCCAATCGGGTCAGAGTTGTCAGTACCCCAGTGGCCGGTGCCCAGCGTGATCTTGTGATCGTTGGCCATCAGGAAATCGATCGTGTCGTCAACGCCGTCGCCCAGCACGCGGACCTTGCCGGTGGTCAGTGCCTGGGCACACATCCACTCCTCACGACGAATGATCTCGTCATCCAGATCGCGTAGATCCTTACCCAACATCTGGCCTGCCCGCTCCAACGGCGACCGGCTGGAAAAAGGGTTGTCCCCTGCTGAGCGTTTGAGGACCAGCTCAGCGGTGGTTTCACGCTTGGGCTGAATGTACGGCGGCGCGTAGGAATCAGTCCGGTAACCGTCACGAAGCGAAATGCTGCCGGGCAGGCGAGGATGAACAAACGGCGCCATTTTGCGCTGGCCTTTGACGATATCAATGTCCACCGTTTTGGTGGGGAACGTCACGGGGCTGCCGCCATTGAAGAACGTGTTCAGCAGAAAACGTCGCGCCGTTGGCATCTGCTCGACGGCTTCAAGCATGGTACGGGTGTCAAAAATATCCATCAGAAGCTCCGGTTAACGAATGAACAGGCACAGCGGCCGCAGGGCTGCTTTTGCTTTGGCGAGCGACAGGCCTTCGCCCAACATGAGCTCAGAGCCCAGCACCTCGCCGGTGAGAAGGATCGATGCTGGAAAAGCACCGCCGGTGGTGTCTACGTCTTGGTCGAGCACAGCCTTGGGTGCCTGAGAGCCGTTGTCGGCAGCGGCGGCGCTGAGCACGTACTCGCCCGAAGCGTCGACCTGACCGAGCACCGCGCCACGCTTAAGCTTCTGGCCTGCCGCAATGATTCCGGTCTCAATCACCACAGGGAATGCACCTGCAGAGAGATGACTGGGGACGTAGGTCTGACGGGTTGGATTACTCATGATGTTCTCCTGATCAGCGACGCGAAGCGCCCGCGACAATGGCTCCGACTACGGCTTTTCGCTCACCCTGAGCGTTGCCATCGGCGGGTGTAGAAGTAGATGCACGGGTGCTATCGGCTTTAATGGCGCTCAACGAAATGCCACGGTCCTGGGCAGCCTTGAACAACTGCAAGGCGGTTGCCTCGACCGAGGCCCCGGAATCGATGGCCGCCGTGATCTCGGCCTCAAAGCCCTTACTGGCCAGACCGTTGATGCCCTTGATGCGCTCACGCTCAGCGGTGACCGCCTGCGTGCTGGCTTGCGTACGTGCAGTCTCCAGTTCGGACTGGCTGGCCTGGGCAATTTCGATGGTGTTTGGGTCGGTGCCAGCGGCCAGTGCTTCGCGCAGCTGAGCGGTGGAGTTGACGGTGGTCATAGTGAATGTCCTCGGTTGTGTCGCGGCCGGTTTGGCCAGTTCGGTAATTAGTCCTTCCAGCGAGCCCAGGCGGTGAGCAAGGCCCGATTCAACGGCTGCAGCACCTACCCTCAAGCCGCCAAAATCTCCCATTGCAGGAACAGCGTCGGATGCCACGCCAAGGTTGCGGGCGACCTTGGCCACAAACACCTCGCCCATTGCGTCCACGGTTTCACCGACCTTGGCGCGCCCCTCTTCGGTGGCCATGTCCAACCGCTTGTTGGGAGCGTTGCGACTGACGATCTGGTAACGCTTGCGGCCGCTGCTGGCCTCACCCTCGACCACGGCTTCCACCACAACGCCGATGCTGCCGAGCAACGCCGTCTCATCGATGACAATCTCGCTGGCCGCAGACGCCAGCCAGTAAGCAGCGCTGGCACCCGTTCCACCGACGTAGGCCACAATGCGCTTACGCGCACGTCCCGCATGGATCTGGTCAGCCAGCTCGTTGATGCCCGCCGCCACCCCGCCAGGGCTGTCGATATTGAGGATGATGGACTTGATGCTTGGGTCATCCAGTGCCGACTGCAGGTCGGTGGCCAGCACCTGAGTGCTGGTCGCGCCACTGATCTCGGTAAACAGATTGGCGTAGCGAAAAACCGGACCGACCACCGGAATGATGGCGACGCCGTTGCGAACGCTGACCGTGCGGCTGTTCTCCAGCCGAATACCGGTTTTGCTCTCCAACGCACCCGGATCGCCCATGCGGTCGGCAATGGTCAGCAGGTTATCCAGGGCGTCAGGCAGCATCAGCCAAGGCTGCGACGCAGCCAGCTCCAATGCGCGGGGCATGGTTATTCCTCGTTGGGTGGTGTGGGTGGGTCAGCGATGACGCCGCCTTTGGGCAACATGTGCAGGTTGTCTGCGCGTCGCTGCTCGACTTCGCGAACACGCTGGCGGTAAACCTGCTGCCAGGGCTCGCCCGTCATCGCGGCCGTTTCGAGGGTTTCGTTGCTGACCCCGATTTCGATTCGCTTACCGGCTGCATTGGCCTCTTTGAGCTCATCGATAGCGCCTCGCGCCGGCCCGATCCAGATCCCCTGACAGTAGGCTTTACGCTTTGCAGGGTCCGCGTAACCCGGCAGGTGGATCAGCCCTCTCGCCACGGCCTCATCAATGATCAATTCACGGCTTGGCTGACAGAAGTCACAGGCCAGCCACCAGCGCCGAACGCTGTAGAACCGCCACGCCTGCAGCATCGCAGCGCGAGCCGCGCTGTAACTGCTGCTGTAATGCAGAAGCAACTCCTCCATCGGTTGCTCCAGCGCCGCGCCGATCTCTTTCACGACCGCCGTGAAGAAGGGGTCGAACTGGGCATTGGGTCGAGCCGGATTGGCAACCACCGGCTCCTCGCCCATTCCCAGGTCAACAATGGCACCCTCCCCCAATGCCAGCTCACCATCGTCGGTGGTATCACCACCCGCGCCCTCGTTACCCATGGCGGACATGGGCAAGTTGGAGACGTTGAAGTCGTTGTTCTTTTTGATGAACACGGTGAACATCGCCGAGATAACTGCCGCCATCAACTCAGCACTGCTGTAGCGCTCCAGCTTCTGCAACGGCTCTAGCACCGGAGCCAGGTAGGGAGCGCCTCGCTTCTGGCCTGGCCTTTCCTTGTCCGACATGACGTGCATGACCCGACGTCTGCCGGTGACATCACCGAACGCAGGCAGACGCTCCCATGCCAGGTTCTGGCCTACCAGATACTCATTGGGATAGCCGTTGCAGACGTGATACGCCAGGGGGGCTCCCAACCGGTCAAACTCCACACCTTCAACCATATCTGCGCGGTCCATGCCCCCGTCCGGATTGCAGACACGGTCCGATTCGATCAACTGCAAACGGGTGCTGAAGATGCAGCCTGGACGTTCATCGTCAGGACTGGCGATCAGAACGTCGCCACAGACCATGGCCGATATGAGCACCAGCGCCTGCAGTTGGTAGTGATTGAGCGTGGCTTCGGCGTCACACTCGCGAGGGTCGTCGGCGTACAGCGACCAGATCCTGTCCAGTTGGGCATTGAGTTGCTCGGCCTGCTGCTCGTCGATGCCGACAGCGACATGATCGATCTGTGCACGACAGACCAGGCCGGTGCCGACCACATTGGTGCGCAGACGGGTGATAGCCGCCCGAGCGATCAGATGGTTGCGCATGGCATCACGCGACCGGGCTACCAGCATGCGACGCTCGCTGTGGTGCAGGTCGCGCCTGGCACTGCCCAATCCAGGAATCCAGCCTGCCATGCTACGCAGCACACGGGATGCACCGCGCCAGCGGGTTTCAACCCCGCCACCGCCACCCTGCGCTTTGGCAGGCGACCCTTCAGACACAGACTTGGCGAGCTTGAGTGCCTCTCGCATCAACAACTCGGCAGGGTCTTTACGGAAAAAACCCATAATCAAATCACCATGTAGGAGATGCGATTACGCCCCCTGCCCTGCAGCGATGCTTGTTCCAGCGCGACCTCTTTGGCGTATTGCTGTTCAAGCAACCGCAGGCTGTCGAGCTCGGCCCGATAGATCTCGCGATCCGCTCGCTTCAGACGCTGACCCTTTTTGAGGACGTCAGAGATCGCCGCCCGTACTTGCTCCAAGCGCATTTGTGCGTCAGTCATGATTGAACCTGCACGACTGCGCGTGCCACGACCGCGAGCATTCGCTTTGCGTGGCACAGGAGTGACGGCCTGCTCGGTGTTGAAAAGAGTGGGTTGCAGCAGCTGTTGCTCCAGCTGATCCCACTCATGTTCGCGTAATAGATGGGTCTTCAAGCTTCTGGCTGCATGCAGTGCATACACTTCGCAGTCCAGCGCTTCGTTACGGCGGCCCGCCTTCTTCTGCCACACCATCTTGCTGGGGTTGCGCGCGTGCGGAGCCAGCACTTCATTGGTGAGCTGCTCGTAGTAGTCCGAGCGGATCTCGCTGTACCAGTGCATTCGCCCCGGCCCTGCGCCGGTGAGTCGAAGACGTCCGTCGATCAGCGTCTTGGCCTTGTGGGTTCCGACGATGTAGACGCGCAGGCCATATTTCGAGGCCTTGGTGTTGTCCTGAGACGAGTCAACCGACGGGGACGGCCGGGTAAAGATTTCCTTATCACGGCTGTCAATCGATGCACCTTTGATCGCCATGATGTTGTAACGCTGCCGATCCCGAACGTACCCGTAGACCGCGTCGCTGGTGTTGCCGTCCGAGCTGTCGATACTCACGGCGGAAATGACCAACTGCGCGCCGCCCTCTGTCGCCACCGGCTTGGCGATTAGTCGATCCAGCTCCTGCCAGACGGCGTCATGTGGATCGATAGGATTACCGTACAACTCGCCCCAGTACAGTCGCCACGATTCTTCACCCCGGCCCCAGCCGATGACGACCAGCGCCAGCCGGTCCCCCTGAACGTCGACGCCCACCGTGATCAGCAGCACCCCGGTGGGTGCCGTCAGCTCTGCATAAGGCTCGGCGCGCTTTTCCAGTTCATCCGTTTTGGGCGCATCGCTTTTGTATTCGTAACTCTCCCCCTTGGAACTGTTGACGAAGGCGATCATCGGCCCGATGTTCCCGTGGGACGCGGCGTGCTCGGCCTGAAGCTTTTTCTCCATCAGCGCCTGGAAGCGCGATCCCCAGAAAGTGGCGTAGAGCTCGTTGAGAATGTAACCGGCGATGCCTCTAAACTCGGCCGTCGCGACCCAACGGCCGTGCTTGAGGTTTGCGTTTTTCTGGTTGTCATCCCACGAACATCCGCAGTGCGGGCAGGCGTAATACGCATGCTCGGGCCGTTTCTTGCCATACACCTCGTGGTGATAATCCGGGTCGTCGGCGCAGAACAGATTGTCGAAGCTCAACGCATGCGACTGGCCACATTCGTGGCAAGGCACAAGCCCTTCGCGCTTGTCCGAGATCTCCAGCTCCGCATCAATGGCCGACAGCCCCTTGATGGTCGGGGTGCCGCCGATGATGATTTTCGAGCGGCGAAACGTCTTCAAGCGTTCCTTGGCCAGTTTGATGCTGTCCCCCTGCCCCCGCAGGTTGAGGTTGCAGTCATCAGGCTCCTCGACAGCGACTCTCGGCACCGGCGTGGACTTCACACTCGCCGGACTGTTGGAGCCCACCATTTTCAGAAAGCCGCCCGGAAAACGCTTGAAGTCCTGGCGTTGCTGCAGCTTGCGACTGCGTAGATCGACCTTCTTGCGAAGCCTGGGCGTCGCCTCAATCATGGGCTCAAGCTTCTCGCCCACATACTGCTTGGCCGCTTCTGCTTTGGGAAACAGCACAAGGATCGGAGACGGATCGATGTCGATCCACTTACCCAAGGCGTTACCCAACACGCCCGACGTCCAGGCAACCTGCGCGGACTTACGACCTACGATTTCTGTAACGTTTGGATCGTCCAGTGCCTCAAGCGGGCCACCTGGCCAGACCAGATGCGGGGTCACATCGAACCGGTATTTACCCGGCCGAGCCGCCTCTTCGGCGGACAGCCAGCGATACTTGTCTGCCCATTCGATGATGCTCATGCGCGGCGGTGGAGCCCACTTCAAACAGGCCTTGTGCAGGGACTCACTCGCCGTCTTCCTCAAGGCCCTCCGGGTATGGCGATTCGTCAGAATCTCCAACTGAGTCAGCATCATTGTCATAGTCCGATAGCCTTCTCAGGATGGCCTCGATGGGCTCACGAATCAGTAGATCGTCCACCTCTATGCCATACCGGGCTGACAGCTCAGCGGCGAGCACATCTGGGAATGTATTGAGCAGTTCGACCTTGGCCGACATGATCATGGCTTCGAAGCGCTGGATCATGTCGGAGGCGATCACCACCTCCCCAAGCTCTTTGGCCAGCGCCAGCTCTTCACGGTTGGCCCGAACCCGGTCAAGCCTGTCACGGGACGACTCTTTCTTGCCGTTGAGCGAGGCCTGCTGCATCAGCCACTGGACCACCGCTTCGGTGTCGTACTGGTTTTCGTTGCCACGGCCCAGACCAAACTCAACCACCGGCATGCCGTCGTGTTGCCACCGGGTCAGGGTGCGTTCGTCCCGGCCAACGATCTCACTCAAGTCGGCCTTGCTGACTTTCCTTCCCATACACAACCCTTTAGAAAGACGGACATCCCTGCAAAAAACTCAGCTGCACAAGAACCGCGAGTCCACGTACCCGTGTAGGGAGCCCCCCTCAGGGAGGACCCAAAAAACAGGGGGTTGGTGCGCCCCCCAATGGGGCATGAAGCCCAGTGACCTCGACTACTTGCTCTGGCTGCGCAGGATCTGGGCGTCGACCTGATCGGCGCAGGTGTCGAGCAGCTTGATGGCCTGATCCTTCAGCTCCCAGACGTCGCCGTTCGAACGAAGGTCAGCCTCATCGGCGTTGATGCGTTCGCAAGGAATCAGCTCAGGGGGTTCGAGTCGAACCGCTGATGTTTTTGTGACCACCACCGGCTTTGCCGCGCAGGCCGTCAGGCAAAGGCTGAGAAGCCCAATCACGAACCGGCTTGCTGTTGCGCTTGAGGTCTTCAAATTCTTTCCTCGCCTGTTTGGCTTTGTTTTCGCTGGCCTTGATCCGTTGATTCAAGTCCTTCAGATAGGCAGCGTTACGTTGGGCCTCGGTGCGCAACGTGGTGATGGTGGCCTCGCTTTCGACGTTGGCGTCGATTGCTTTCTTCTTGGCCGTGGCCTCCACTTCCACTTCGCCGCGCAATGCGATGACCCGGTACTGCTGAATGCCTACCAGCAGTACACCCACCAACGCGATGATGATTGCGGCAGCGATGGCTTTCATACGGAATCCACCTTCCGGCCAATAAATCGGGTGACCAGCTCGCGAATGGCGGTAACGCCAAGAAAGCCAATCGTTCCACCTGCAGCTACCGATAAGCTGGGCGGCCACGTCATCCACTCAATCAGGCTGGAAGCGACGAGGCTCAGAGAGCCGCAGATCAGCGCCTCGAACAAGATCCGGCGCTTACTGGTTTCTTTGGCGTCGTAAAGGATGCGCAGTAAAGAGACGACGATGGCCATGATCATGCCCTGCCACAGTGGGTTTGAAATGGCCGCGATGAACCGCGCCCACGTATCTGGTTTGTCAGGCATGGTCCGCATCCGGTTGCCACCCTTCTGGGGGAGCTGAAATTAAAAACCCCGCCGAAGCGGGGTTGGTGACAGCCTTGGGGATGGCTGGGTGAAGCTTGCACAGCAGGTGCTCTGACTGTGACTCAGGCGCAAATCGCAGATCGTGCCCACGTTGTACCGGCGTTCGGAAAAACCGAAAAGGGCTATTTAAAGGTTGGTCACGATGCGACCGCAATGCAACATTAATACGACCACAATACGACAATCTAACCGGACGGACGGTCAGAAAAAGTAATTGCATGGACTTGTTCAGCGTACGCGGTAGTGATGACCGGCAGGGAAGGATCGTTTGTGGCCCCTCGCGACATGCAGTAATCGGCCAATTGCGGACGATTAGCGCATTGAAATTCTGGCTCTATTTCGCCATTCGGTCGTCAATTGCGTTCAGGGCAATGCCACACCAGGCAGTGCCACATACTGCCAGGCAGCGTAAATTGCACCATTAGCATCTGCGACTCGGCGTGGTCCGGTGCTTCGATATAGCTAAATACCAAATTCGAGTAAATTTCCTGACCGAATTCCAGAAATGCCTCAGTGGGCACATGCTTTTTTGCAAAGCTCGCCGTTAGTAGATGCCACTCGCCGGTTGAAAACGCTCTCAGCGCCCTCCGCCACTCGACGTACTCCTTGTTCAGAAACAGGTCATGAATACAGCTGGTTAGCTCTTCTTCCGTCTGGTCGATTTTGTCGGTGGGGGTAGTCAACATTCCAATCCGTGGTGGTTTACAAAAGAGCCTTAGTATAACCGCCTACCGGTTGCTACCGGTGCCGGCCGGCTAATATAGTTCGAAAGCGGTCATCCACGGCCGATGGCTATCAACCCGAAGCGGTAGGTCGCGCAGGCAGCACTTCGGCATCGTCGTGAAGCGGCTGACGACAGAGATGAGGATTTATATGACGACAACCGGCGAAGTATATTTCGCAATGTACGGCGACAATTTTGAGCCAGACGAAGTGACGGCGTACATAGGACTAACTGCGACAGAGATTTTTCGGAAAGGTCCGCGCAGTCCTGACGCGCCCCTGCGTCGAAACTCATGCTGGTCAGTCTCAAACGGAAAGATAGAAAGCGATTTGATCGACGTATACGAAATGTCAGAAGCGTTAGTAACCCGACTAGCACCATTTGCTGCAAAAATTGTTGAGGCAAAACAGAAGTTTGATCTGAGATGCGTTTTTCAGACCGTACTGTGGATTGACCAAGATGAAGAAGCTCCCATGCCAGCCATAGGCTTTGGGTTACCAGTCATTGATTTCATCCACATCGTAGGCGCGACAATAGATATTGATACCTATCGAAATTAGGGCCTTCGAAGCATAGCAATTGGGCAAAATTGGCCTGTGCTTCAAGCTTCGTCGCCTTACTCCTAGTTTCTCAGATAGCTCTGAAGCTAGCCTGTCACCGGCTAGCTGTCGCACTACCTTCTGAGTTTTACGACGGTCTTTGTTCACGAGGCAAAGAGTGAAACGGACGAATTCGAACGACTACTTCTGGCCGATTTCTGCCTTTCGCGATGGGCAGCTTTGGGTCGGTTGCAGTCCTTAAGTGCTCGGCTGGCGCACTCTCTCTGAGTGTCACCCGCTGACACCCATCAACTGCAAACAACTGGTCAGCAAGAATGGAAATGACTGGCCAAGTCCAATGCAAACAGGTGGTCAAGTGAATGCAATTCCACAGTCAGAGCGCCCGAGGGATTCCAATAGCTTTTGAGACGCCTGTCGCCACCTTCAGATGGCGGTTGGTTTGCAGTCCAACTGGGTAGCCACGGGTTGAGCCGCTGCGCAGTGTGAGAATCAACAGGACCTGCTGGTGCAGGCGATCCACCCAATTGCGATAAGTACGATCAGCGCCTTCAGCAATGCCGACTGCCTTCATCTGTTCCCGGATCGTAGTCATGGCGCAATAACGCTCCAGTGCCAATCGTGCCAGCGGTGCGCGGCCTGACCGTTCCAGCTCTGCCACTGCTGCCTGAACCTCACTGGCAATGTGGTCAATTCCGCCCCCCGCACCACCAAGCACCCGTGATCCCGGCGTGCCACGCGGCGGCGCGCCGCCCCATTCGATGATGGCCCCCATCTGGCTGCCCAAACCACCGCCTTGGCCGCGCTCGCGCATCTGCTCGCCCCAATGCACCATCAACGCTTCGATTTCCTTGATCACTGCCCTTTCCTCTCGAAATCTGAACCCAACACAAAAAACGCCCTACCCAACACAGACCCAACACACTTAAAACCCTTTAAAAACAATGAATTAATAAATAGTGTGCTAGGTGTGTTGGGTTGGTCGGGTTTATTTGCCCTCGCATGAGAAAAAACATCGGTGCTCTTCCTGATGAAAATAATGTCGTGCATGCGCGCGCGCGACGCCAAACCCAACACACCCAACACACACGTCTGCACCCGGCGAAAAATGGGCGTTTGATCTGTGTCGGGTTGCCAAAACCAACCCAAAACATACCCAACACACCCGACACACTTTGAGAGGTACTCATGCTGCGACCGCCTTCACGTGGTCCCAGCTGTCGACGTTCCACCCCGCAAGGCGCGCCTTGGCCCGCCAGGCCTCGACGGCAAGGCCTAAGTCCGGCGCTCTCATTGATGGGGGAAGGGAAGCCTCAGGATCATCGGGCACAAAGAAAGCGCCGAAGCGCCGATCATTGCGTTCCGTCCAGGGTATTGACCGGGTCTTCTCCACCTCCGAGCTGATGAACAGCGAGAACTTCGTCTGGCTCATCACGTGCTCTTTGTTGCGCTGACACCACTCAAGGAACAAGGCGTAGAGGTCCGTTGAAAGACATACGCCCCAGAGCCCGCGACCCAGTTCGCCATACCGCCAAAGGTACAGAAACGTTTGCCACCCTGCCCGGCTGAGCGCAACCAGCCGCTCGCGTGACGCAGTGCTAGGCGGGCGGGTGCGTTCATTGAAGTCCCCCAGATCCACACGCAGCAGCCAGCCGTAGAGCGCGGCGACACCGCCATTCTCCAACTCGCGGCCGATGGCTTTCTGTCGGGCGACCGGCAAGGTTTCCATTGGCCACATGACCAACATGCGCCGGTCACTGTCGCTGATCGGCCACGGCAAGATCTCGTTGCTGAGGAAGACCGCGTTCATGTGGTTGGCCTCCTCCCAGCCATTGATGAACTTCGACTCCATACGCACGGTCTTGCCGGTAACCAGGTGCTTGATCTTGCCGACTTGGTTGTACCGCTGGTCACGGCTGACCACCTCTTCGAACACGGCCCACATCTTCCTGCTTTGCCAGGCGTTGAAGTTGCTCTCCAGCTGGGTCTGGCCAACTGTCGCGGCGTACTGCCCGTAAAGCGCGCCGAAGGTGTCGGCGAATAACAGGCTTTTGCCCGAGCCTTCCATGGTGGAGTGCATCAGCACCGCGGTATCCATCTTGGCCCCGAGGTGTTGTAACGGATATGCAAGCCACCGAGTCAGCCACAGGGCAGCAGCCTCATCATGGTTGCAGAGGAATGAAATCAGCCAGCGCAGGTTGGCGCACGCCGCGTCGTCATTGACCGGCTCTAACGGTAGGCCGTCAAAAGTGTTGATGTATATGCTGGGGTCTTTGGTCATGGTCGGGTCGAAGACAATGTGTTCGACATCCACCACCCGCCGCTCGCTGCTGTTCAACCAGAGCGCATAGGTGTCGCCCAAGGCCATTTTGACGGCCCCCTCGGCGATACGGCGTTTTTTCTCTCGATCCCAAACGTCTTTTGTGCCGTCGATGTAGACGTAACGTTCCGTGGGGCGCATGCCAAGAGCACCGCCCTTCTTGCCCGCCATTTTCCTGGCCTGCTCAATATCCTTCACCTGATCGTCAGCGATCAGCTTCTTGTCCGTGGCATCGAGCCAAAGCTTGGCGATGGGCTTGCCCACACGCGCTTCAAAAGCCGACTTCTTCATCGCCCGAGACTTATCGAAATCCCACACATGCGTTGTGCCTTCGACCAGCGCAAAACGGCGCAGCACCTGCTCGATAGTCAGTTCCTCCCCCGCCCCCCCGTCAGGTGCAGGAGCCACCTCACTTGGCAGGCCTGGTGCGGCTGCATCTGGCGTGTCGCTACCCTCAGTTGGGGCCGGGGGAAGATCGCTTGGACTGGATCGGGTCGATTGCATGCCGAGCATCCGCGCCGCTTCCTTCACCGCCTTGGACTGATCACCGCCATGCTCCAGTAGACAGAACACTTCGAACGCGTCGTTTTGGTGACCGTTGGCCAGAGGATCAGCTGCATGATGTGAATACACCTTGCCTTCCGCCACGGTGATCCCAGGGAGTCCGGTACTACTCTGCGGATAAAGCCATTTTCCCCCGCGCTTGGTATAGCCGTGGCTGCGCAAAATCTCTTCGACGTCGTGGCAGTTGTTGAATTCGTCGATGACAGACGGCCGCTTGACCCCTGCAGGGGCTGGCTTCGGTTTTGGCTTTTGTTTGCCAGTAGGCTTGGCGTCCTTCGGCAGCCATGGGCACGCAGCCTCCGCTCCCCGCTTGAAGACGTCCCAGTTGTTCCAGACATTCAGCAGATCGCTGATCAGAACCGGAAGCCCCGAAGCATCAGGCGGCGTGCGCCAGATGTATGGCTGGCCGGTGCCTGGATGAATGGAGGGGGGCAGTACGTCCTGCACCAATCCTGCACGCAATTCAAACACTGTGAACCGCTTGTACTGCTCGGCATCTGCTCGATACAAGGCCTCTCTGGCCGTATCGCCTGCCTCCCGAGCAGCGTTTGCCTTCAGCATGATTGACTTGTGCTTTGACCCATCCGGGTCGTTTTCATTGGGCCAAGACAGGGAGTGCCGCGTAAGCTCCAGCCCTTCCGGAACCTGAAACAGAACCCGAAACCGCAGTGGGTTGCCGACGACAGTCGGGAAAGCCAGGGCAAGCGCATCCAGATCAACGCCCAGCAGTTCGTACAGGACAAACCGTGTCCACTGGACATCGTCGACGTCCAGCGAACACACCCGGCTCGGCCCCAATACAACACCGAGGTTATGGTTCGGATTCTTTGTCCAGAACGCCTCGGCCTTGGCAGGATCAACGATGTACTTACCGGGCTGATTCCAGCCCTTCCCTTTTGGACCTTTTTCGCCCGGTTGGATCGGTACTAACGCAAAATTGAATGTCTCGCAGTAGCGGCGTGCCCAAGCAGAAAGCGGTGCTGGACGATCACTCATCTACGCTGCTCCCGCAGCGACTGACAATCGATGCAGGTCTCACAGCCTCGGGAAGCAATACGTCGGAGCTCAGGGATCGGCACCCCACAGTCATCACAGAATTCAGCGCTGATCAAGTAAGCAGGGGTACGCTGATGTCGAAAAAGAGCAACGTCCAGTAGGTACTGCGCCTGCTCTGTGGCGCGGTCGATATCGTCAGCCATTGGCACGATCCTCCATCGCCAGACGAGCGCCGGCCATGATGCCCAGCACCGCACGAATGATGTCGTTGCCCTGCTTTTCCAGCAGAGCAACTTCGTGCAACTCCCATACCCCATCGGCAGCGCCGTTGTGCATGCCTGACACGAACTCGCCCGTTTCGGTCAGCAGCTTGCCAACCGACTTAAGCGCATCCTGGGTGGCTGCAACGGGCTCGGGCTGATACCAAACAGCCCCAGCGGGACGCATCAAAGCATCGAGCAAAAGCGGGCTGCCAGTCAGCCGGACGATGTCTTCCAGTTCGTCAGGATTGAGCCAGCGTCGCTCTTCATCAAGCTTCAGCTTTTTCTGGAGGGTGTCGTTGTCCAACACCATGTCGTGGGCAAGGGCAGTCACCCCGCCCTTGTAGTCGCGTCCGGCGCGGTAGAGCGCCTGACGCAACGAAAGCACCTGACCAGCGTCAGGCAAAAGATCCGTGCGACTCATAACCGTAAAATCCCCGTTTACGGTGTAGCCATAGGCAGGGGCAGGCCCTATCCTACGACCACGACCGATGTGCTGTGCTAAACGTGCTGTGCGGCACGGTTCATCGTTCTAGCCAACCAGGTGATTCTTGTGGTGAGAGGACCTGGTCAGCGGAGTCGGCAGTGTTTTGCACTGCCGTTGCTGGGTCGGGGGAATCTTGTGGTGAGAGGTCCCCGGCCCTGCGACTTTTTATGCGGCTTCGGAGCCGCGAAGGTAAGCCCAGTCGATGTCCGGACGCAGCACCTCGCATACAACCTCGCCTTTCGACTCTCTTTCAATGTTCACTGCAAGAGCGGCACTGGCCCGGCGATTGCAGTAAGCAACTTGTCTGAGCTGTCCGGCAGACGTTCCGCAACGCTGGGCAAATGCTTCTAGGTCAGGTTTATTCAAAGCCTTCAAATATTCGTGCAGGGTCATATGCACCTCCGTTCAAGATGCGCAGATTAGCAATTGCTAATCGATGCAGCAATAGCAAACCGTAATTTACTGTTTGCTAACGGAAAGCGATCATGGGGTATGGATATCTATAAGCAGCGAATCAGCGCTCTGCGCGCCGCCATGGCGGGGCTAAGCCAAAAAGACTTTGCAAACCAACATGGGTTGGACGCATCGTATTTGTCTCAGCTTTTAAATGGCCACCGAAAGCTCGGCGAAAAAGCAGCTGCAACCCTCGAAGAAAAGATCAACCTGCATCCAGGGAGTTTGGTGAACCCGCAGGTAATGAGCGATTCCGAGCTGACTGAAGTCGTGATGCTCGACACCCCACCCATTGATAGTCGAACGCTGATGCAGTCGCTCGGGTTCATTACCATCCCCCACCTCAACGTGGCGGCGTCCATGGGGTCTGGCAATGTTCCACCCGAATCACACATTGAAGTGATCAGAGACATTACTGTCCATCTCGACTGGCTCAAGACCCAAGGGTTGGCCTTCTCCAGGATCGAGAACCTGGCCATTATTACCGGCGATGGCGACAGCATGGACGGTACGTTTCGCGACGGCGACTCCCTGCTCGTTGACCGGGGAATTACCGAGATCAGAACTGACGCAGTTTACGTATTCACACTGGATGGGGACCTGTACATAAAACGGCTGCAGCGCATGACTGGCGGGTCCTTGCGGATGATCTCGGACAACCCTTTGTATCCTGCAATAATCATTGAAGGAGCAGACCTGACAAAGGTCCACATTCAAGCCCGAGTGCTCCTTGTGTGGAATGCCAAGAAGCTGTAGAACTCACGCCAATCGAAGCCCGCAATAGCGGGCTTTTTTATGCCTGCACGGAATGGAGTACAGATGTACTCCATCTATTCTTGCGGAAAGGCCCTCTGCGAAATACTGTATACATATACACATAAAGCCAAGGAGGACCCAATGGCTAGAGCTGCATGCAAGCCGGCAGTACCGATGTCTCCCGCAGAAATTCTCGCGGCTCGGCTTCAAACCATTATTGGCTCCCAATCCGCTCAGGAAGCTCGTTCTGCCGTTATCTACAAAAACCCTGATGAGGATCAGCGGCACTGGGATCAGATCATTGCGGCGATAAATGAAACAGAAGGCGTCTACGTAAAAATCCTAACTGACGGGGTCGCACGAATATCTTGGTATCTACCCGAAACCCTACATCGTCCAGAAGGGAGTAAGCAGAGCACCAAAATTGACCATTAATTTAGCAATTGCTATTGCATAGATATTTAGCTTTTGCTAATTTGTCTCGTACCCCTCTCACCACAGAGTACGAGCCATGCAAACCACTCATAGCTACACCCGCTGCCCGGTGTATCTCCACCCGGCAGCAGCCTCCAACCGCGAATCCATCGCCACCATTCAGCGCCAAACCGGCCTGCTGTTGATCGTCCAGCCAAAAAGCAGCACCGCGAAAGCAGCACCTGCACCGGCAGTCGATGACTTCGGTCCATGGGGAGGTGACGCGGCATGAATAGCTCCCACCAAGAAATGATTCTCCAGATCCTGACGACGGTCATGAAGATCAACGCTCAGGGCAAATTGCTCGGTTTCTTTGATTATTCCGGGCATGTGCAAATGGTCAGCGCTCATTTTTACGTCGTAAATGCGTTCGATGACCTCAACTCTCCTCGGGAGGCACTGCACGTATGCCGTGCGTGGCTAAACAGCAATAGTCATATGCTGAACTCGCCTGATGACAGCGGAGAAGAACCGATATCACTCGGACTTAGCGGCATGCTGGAGCTGGTTCAGAGCCTGCTGCAACCAGCCGAACAATCGGAAGGGGAGCAAGCAGCATGAAGCAGATCCTGATCGGCCTCACCGGCCCTGCCCGCTCTGGCAAAACCACCGCCGCCCACCACCTGGGCCACGAGCACGGGTTTGAGTGCTACGCATTCGCCGACCCGATACGCGACGGCATCATGGCCATATTCAACCTAAGTCCTGAAGACCTTGAGGGCGACAAGAAAGAGCAGCCCATTGACTGGCTGGGCCGCTCACCTCGCCAGTTGATGCAACTGCTCGGAACAGAGTGGGGCCGCCACATGATCAGCGCCAACCTTTGGATCGACCTCGCCGAACAGAACCTTGATTGCCTCAGTGCGGTTTTCGATGGCGTGCCGGGCTTTGTGGTGAGCGATGTCCGCTTTGAAAACGAGGCCGACTTCATCCGCAAACGCGGCGGGACCGTCATTCATTTGTCCAGATCCGACGCAGCGGAGGTGAATCCCCACATCAGCGAAGCGGGTGTGTCAGTCCATCCGGACGACCTGGTCCTTACCAACGACAGCAGTCTTCAAGAACTGTATGGGGCACTGGACGAGTTGTATCGCGCCATCCGCTCACGCGGTTTGCTGGCTGTGGCCTGAGGCATTCCTCATGAACAGAACCCTAGACGCTACAGCAGCGATTCTTGGCATGAAGCCACGGGCATTTCGAGCGAAGTTGCGCGAGATCGGCGTGTTGACCCAAGCAGGCGAGCTTGCCCCCAAGTACCTCGACCAAGGATATCTATACGAAGATTCGCGCAGCCGCTGGAACAAGAACATCCACGCCTACAGCCACTATGCAGTGGTGATGGTCAAGGAGGCGGGTGTTATCTGGCTTTCGGACCAGCTTGGAATCACCACCACGAAGAAGGACGCCGCAGCATGACTTTGAACGCAATTACTCACGCCGTAGGCGCGCTGAAACTGGTTCCTATGCACCTGAACCACCCAACCATCGTCAGTCGCTCGACATTGATCGGAGCGACGTCAGAGGCACTCAGCATGCTGGATGGTTTGCCGCCTGTCACCGCCGAACTGGCGGAAGTTTTTCGGATGGTCGATGCCGTTTTGCTTGAAGGCCAGGTCGCGTATGTCACCCCAACATGCTGCCCAGAGCGTCCATACGGCGCTGTGGTGGCAGATTCAAAGGGACGCCTGTGCGCGACTGCAACCGGCAAATCGAAAGAGGGTCTCGCGGAGCTGATTCGCCTTCAGTTGGTGCCCCAAAAGGAGGGGCACGGGGAGGATCCTGCGTGAGTGAGACGTTGAGTCAGTTGCGGGAAGAGTTCGCCACACCCTGCCCCACGCTGAGCACTGTGCGGGAGCGGTATTTCTCACACATATCGAGTGATCGCTACCTGCTCCGCAAGATCAACGCGGGCCGCATCAACCTCAAGGTGACTCGGCTGGGCGGATCGAACAAGGGCCAGCCAGTGGTGTACCTGCACGACCTCGCGGCCTATCTCGATGCACAGGCCAAGTTGAAAGCGGCCTGATTCAAAGGTGGTCACTGCCTTCCAGTGACAATAACCAGAGGCACAGGACATGAAACCCACGGACACAGCCGAGTTCATCGGCGAACTCAACGCAGGCGTCTTCGCGAACCAGATCGGCCATGCGCTCTCCGAGGTTGCTGCAGGCGTCGTCGACAACAAAAAGGTCGGCACCGTCACGCTCACGTTTTCGCTCAAACAAATAGCTGACAGCCACCAGGTCACCGTCAACCACAAGCTGGCCTACAAAGTGCCAACCAAGCGCGGCAGCCGCACCGAGGACACAACGCTCGATACGCCGATGTACGTCGGCGAAGGCGGTCGGCTGACGCTGTTCCCTGAAACACCTGCGGCAGACCAGATGTTTGATCGCAACGCCGCACCCGTCCCTGCCAGATCGTAAATCAACCCTATTCCATACCTCTCACCACAGCAGGAAATGATTCATGGAAGCCAAAGCAATTCAGTTGATCCAAGACACCGCCGTAATTGCAAACGCCAAGGCGCTGGACACCTTCACACCTTCAATCGCCCTACCCGCGACCGTGAATGTCGTCAGCTTGGAGAGGTTTCAGCAGACCCGCAGCCGGTTTCGAGGCGTGCTTGAAACCTCGTCGTTGAAGGACTTCAGCGAATACGTGCTGAACCAGGCAGATGGCAACACATCAGGCTTCGTTGATAGCGACGACATGACGTGCACAGTCTTTTTTAACCTCGGCAATCAAGACAACCCTGGACACGGAGACTTTCGCGCCAAGCTCACCCTGAAGAAGACTGCCGCATTTATCGCTTTGGAGCGCGCAGCCGGGTCCAAGCACACTCAAAAAGAACTGAGCGACTTTATTGAAGACTGGGCACCGAACCTGACAGCGCTGACGCCCGATGGTGACGATATAGATCTGCGCCGAGCTGCTGGGGCCATTCGCTCGATCACCATCGAGCAGGCCCGCAAAAGCGAACACATCGTCGGTGATATGAGCGTATCCCGTTCAGCGATGGATAAGATCGAAGCCAAATCGGCAGACGGACTACCTGCTGAGCTGCTATTCAGCGTGATCACCTATGAAGGCCTGCAGGCTCAGACCATCCAGTTGCGCGTTGCAGTCCTCACCGGAGGCGACCAGCCCGTGCTCCGGCTGCGTTGGATCGGCGAGGCTCAGCTACGCGAAAACCTCGCGCAAGAATTCAAACAGGTCGTAGCAGAAGAAGTGGGCGAAGCAATAGACCTCACCATCGGCAGCTTCACCCTGGCATAACCAGCCCGCGTAAGCCCGTCGCCGTCCTCTCACCACCGATCCGGCGACGGGCTCATCCACAAGGACACAGCACATGCAAGTACAGCACGTCATCATTCTGGTCGGCAT